TTGGTGATTTGGTTAAAGAAGATGTTAGTGTAGATGTGGATAATGGGGATACTATCTTAATGGGTAAATTCAAAAATAAGAAAGTACAAGTTAAAGATATAGGAAAAGATGACCACGGAATGCCAACAATTAATGGCAAACAAGCTACAACATTTAGAACTTTAAGTGAAATTCAAAAAGGATTTTTCAAAGGTAAAATTAAAATTGGTGGGCAACCCGTTGAAGTAGAAGTTGAATTGGTTGGAGCAGATAATAAAAATAGAGATTTTATTACTAAGGTAATTGGTATAGATAAAAAGTATCAGAGTAAATTACCAATGGGTTCTACTTTACCAATACCAGCTAGAGTATTCAGACATGGTGGTTGGGTAAAAATAAAAACCCCATCTGCATTTAATGAAACGCATCAATCATCTACATATAGAGCAGATAATGATGCGGAAATGGATTTTATGAAACATCATAAAAATTCATTGGGTGCACCTGATATGGGATACGATGCGGAATTAGATACATACGATAACGATGATAATAGAAAATTAGTTCCAGGATATCAAACCAATACAAAAGATAGTGAAGATTTTGGATACGAAAAAGCAAAAGATATTGATGAAGTAGGGCATGGTGATTGGCACTATAAAGCAATTATGCAAATGTGGGATAAAGCCAGCTCATTTGGTAGAAAGAAAATAGCAGGAGCAGTATCCGCAAATCCAAATGCTAACAGAAGACAAGTTGAAAGAGATTTGAGAGATACCGATTACGAAGAAATAACTGATATATCTGTTAAGTTGGGATTGTTAAAAGAAGAAGTTCCAGCTACTCCTCAAAAAAAAAGTAAAGGCAGAATCATAGGTGAATTTGTTAAATTTGCTATGGATAGATTAAAATTAGATACTAAAACAATTCCATTTAGTATTAAATTAGTAAAAGATAATGAATTTGCTACAACATTCAAATCATTTGGTGGGTTCGACCCCGTTAGTAATGATGTATATGTTTACGTTTCAAATAGAAGTGTTCCTGATATTTTAAGAACATTAGCACATGAATTGGTTCATCTTAAACAAAGACAAGGTGGATATATTGGTGGACCTGAAGATGGAGCAACTGGCTCTGATGTTGAAAATGAAGCAAATGCGGCAGCCGGAATTCTTTTAAGAGATTTTGGTAGAAGAAACGAAAACATTTATGAATCTAAACAAATGATTAGTGAAGGTGGTGCATATGGACATATGAATCATCCATTTGATATTTCAATGAATCTTACATTTGGTGATTTGAAAAAAATTGTTAATAATGCATTAGATGGTAGATTGGGGGTAGTTAGAGAAAAAACCGATGGACAAGCATTAGCAATTAGTTGGAAAAATGGTAGATTAATTGCAGCTCGTAATAAAGGGCATTTATCAAATAGTGGAGCAAGTGCTTTGGATATGAGTGCATTGGCATCTAAATTTGGCGGTAGAGGTGCATTGAGTGATGCATATAATTTTGCTATGAAAGATTTATCAGCAGCAATTAGTTCATTAGGAGAAAAAGAAAGACAGAGTATATTCAAAGATGGTTCGGCGTTTTGTAATTTAGAAGTAATCTATCCACAAAATGCAAATGTAATTCCATATGGACAAAATCTATTAGTTTTTCATAACGTAGTTGAATATGATGAAAAAGGAAATGCTATTGGTGGCGTAAAAGGTGCTGAAAGTAAATTAGCATCTATGATTAAAGATATAAATAAGCACGTACAAACCACATATACAATTCAGGGACCTCCAATTACAAAATTGCCAAAAGATGAAAAATTAAGTTCTCAAAAAGGTAAATTTGGTGGAATGTTATCTAAGCTACAATCTGAATTTGGGTTATCTGATAAAGATGGTGTAGCCGATTATCACTATGCTTGGTGGATGAATTTTGTAAATAAATCAAAAAAGAATTTAGCACAATTAGAAAAAGAGGGATTGGCTAGAAGATGGGCATTTGATAATAAATCATTTTCAATTAAATCAATCGCAGATGAGGATGCAAGAAAATGGGCAGATGGTGTAGATAAGGATGCAAAAGATAAAATTATGAAAGGAAATCTTCGTAAATTTGAAGATATCTTTTTAGGTGTTGGAGCAGAAGTTCTTTCATTTATGAGTTCAGTATTAACCGCACAACCCGATTCAGCATTACAATCGATAAAATCATCACTTGAATCATCTATATCGGATATTAAAAGCGGAGGAAGTGTATCTCAAATAAAAAGATTAGAAAAGGAATTGGCTAGATTAAACGCTATTGGTGGATTTGAAAAATTAGTTCCAAATGAAGGATTAGTATTTTTTTACAAAGGAAATACCTATAAATTAACAGGCACATTCGCTCCCTTAAATCAAATTTTAGGAATTTTTAAGTTTGGGAGATAAATTATATATATATGTATATATAATAAGTTATAAATAAATAAAAATATGGCAAAGAGAAAGAGCTTTGAAGAAAAAAATAATTATATTCACCCAACCCGTAAAAAAATTATAGATACGGTCTTTGGTAGAGAAGATAATACTCAAAGAGTGCATGGTTATGAAGCTGAAGCTGAAAAGAAAAGAGAGGTTGGTGAAATTTGGACAGATAGTGTTGGAAAAATGTGGGAACAAAAAGAAGGATATAAAATATCAGTTTCCCAATTGGATGATGTTAGAGCATATTTAGAAAAATTAAATACGTGCTCATCTGAAGATTGTAATACTATAAAATATAGTAATGCAGATAAGAAAGTAATTCGTAAAACGGGTTTATGTGTTACATGTTTAAGAAAAATGGAACAAAAACTAAAAGATGATGGTACATATCCATTTTATGAAGATTACAAAATAACAAATAATCAATTATCATATGTTATTGATTTAAAAGCTCAGTTTGAAGAAGCAATAAAAGCTGTATCACAAACATTGGAATTTGTAAATGAAGATGGTACAATTCAAAAATGGCATTATGATGTTGATGTTGATAAAGTAAAGCAAGATTTACAAAAAGATATCGATGGTGCATCCGAAGCAATTGAAGCTCTATTGGAGAGGAAAGCGGCATTGGAAGATAAATTAAAAGAATTAAATCATTTAGAGCTTATAAAAAATTAATTATGAAAAATTTATTAAATTTCAAAAACATTGCTATCGCAGCATTAATTATCTACATACTTTTACAATGGTTTAATCCAGGTGGAGTTATGCCAGGCGGAAGAACTATCAGAATCGATGGTAAAAAATACGAAGTTATTAAACACGAAATTGATACGGTTGATATCGTAAAAACAAAGGTGGTAACTAAAAAAGGTGAAGATATCTATCACGAAACAATCGTAGAGAAAGAAGTTATCATTCCTGCAATAGTAGATACTGCGGCATTATTGAAAGATTACTATTCAAAAGTATTATACAAAGATGTATTAGTATTGCCTGACTCATTAGGAACAGTCGCTGTAACTGATACAATCTCACAAAATAAAATCTTAGGTAGAACTTTCAACGCAAGTGTTAAACAAAGAACAATTAAAGAAACTACAATTGTTAAAGAGCCAGCTAGAAATCAAGTATATTATGGATTAACAGGTGGATTTAACAAAGCAGATGTTGTTTCATCAATTGGTGCTGGTTTAATATTAAAAACTAAAAAAGATAAAATATATCAATTTACTTTAGGTGTAGATAATAGAATCGTAGATGGTACTACCGGTGGTATATCGCCATTTATTGGATTTGGTACTTATTGGAAGATTAAAGTAAAAAAATAATGAATAACCCGGTTCAGCAAAATACTAAGAATTTAAAGCAGATTATTGCTGAAGAATATAAGAAGTGTGCTTTAGACCCAATATACTTTATGAAAAAGTATTGTGTCATTCAGCACCCTACTCGTGGTAAAATACCATTTCATCTATATCCATTTCAGGAAAATTGTTTAGATGAATTTAAAGATAATAGATTTAATATCATTTTAAAATCCCGCCAGTTAGGGTTATCAACCCTATCGGCGGGCTTTATTCTTTGGAAGATGATATTCAACCAAGATTTCAATGCGTTGGTTATTGCAACTAAAGTAACAGTTGCAAAAAACTTAGTAGAGAAAGTAAGAGTTATGCACGACTTACTTCCTATTTGGTTAAGGGATGGTGGAACTGCGGCAGCTGAAGATAACAAACTATCACTTAAATTAAAGAATGGTTCGCAAGTAAAAGCAATCGCATCATCTCCGGATGCAGGACGTTCGGAAGCCTTATCACTATTAGTTGTGGATGAGGCAGCATTCATTAGAGATATTGATGAAATTTGGTTATCAGCACAATCAACTCTATCAACGGGTGGTTCTGCTATTATTCTTTCTACTCCAAATGGTGTGGGCAATTTCTTTCATAAAACTTGGGTAGCAGGTGAAGCCGGTCAAAATGGATTTAATTGTATTAATCTACATTGGACTGTACACCCTGAAAGAAACCAATCATGGAGAGATGAGCAAACTCGTATTTTAGGAGTTAAGGGTGCAGCACAAGAATGTGATTGTGACTTTATTGGTTCAGGTGATACGGTAATCGACCCGGCTTTATTAACTTGGTATAAGGAAACATATGTAATGGAGCCCGTTGAAAAAAGAGGTTTCGATGGAAATCTTTGGATATGGGAACATCCAAATTACAATAGACAATATATGATATCTGCCGACGTGGCGAGAGGAGATGGTTCGGATTATTCTACGTGTCAAATAATTGATATAGAAGATTCATCGCAAGTTGGAGAATATAGAGGAAAGATAGATACAAAAGATTTTGGTAATTTTCTAACAGCATTAGCAACCGAATATAATAACGCATTATTAGTAATTGAAAATGCTAACGTTGGTTGGGCTGCAATTCAGCAAGTAATCAATAGGGGATATCCCAATTTATTCTATATGAGTAATGATTTACAATATGTGGATACTGAAAGACAGATGAGTAACAAATATTATAGAGAAGAAAGAAGTATGGTTGCTGGATTCTCTACAACATCGAGAACCCGTCCTCTTATCATTTCAGCATTAGATAACTATATGAAGGATAAAGATATTTTAATTCGTTCCAATCGTTTAATCGATGAGTTATTTACATTTGTATGGAATAATGGTAGAGCTGAAGCAATGAAAGGATATAATGATGACCTTACAATGGCATTATCTATCGGACTTTGGGTTCGCAATACTGCATTGAGATTAAGGCAAGAAGGTATCGATTTGACAAAGAGTATGTTGAATTCAACAACTATACAAAATGATACAGGAGTTTACGCTTCAAATTGGCAAACTCAAAAAAATCCATATGAAATGGATTTGGGCAGAGGAGAAACTGAAAACTTAACTTGGTTACTTCGTTAAATTTTATATATTTATATGTTGAAACTATTATAATATGAAACTAATAAACTTAATTCCAATAAAAGAAATGGAAAATCCTTGTTGGAAAGGATATGAGATGGTAGGTACTAAAAACAAAGATGGAAAAGAAGTTCCTAATTGTGTTCCTGTAAAAGAAGATATAAATTCCGATGATGATGTAAACAACGGATTAGTTGAACCGGAAGAAGAATATGATGTTGAAGATGAGGATATGGTAGATTTCATTTCTTTTATGAGAAATTATAGTAAACAATTATCAGAAGCTAATTGTGGTTGTGTTTACGAAGCCGAGTATCAGGGTAGAAACGTTCAGTTGGGTAAACCAATGCAAGGTGATGTTAAGAAATTTAAAGTATATGTAAAAAATCCCGCAGGAAATGTTGTTAAAGTAAACTTCGGCCAAAAGGGAATGAAAATAAGAAAATCAAATCCAGCTGCTAGAAAATCATTTAGAGCAAGAATGAATTGCGATAGTCCAGGCCCAAGACATAAGGCAAACTATTGGAGTTGCAGAAAGTGGTAAAATTTGGAAACATCAAAAATTTTACTTATCTTTATAAATTAATATAAAATAAAAATGGCAGATAAATCATTCTTTGGTAGGTTACAAAAATTATTTTCAACTAATACCATTGTTCGTAAAACAAAAAAAGGTGTAAAAGTAATAGACACCGATGAGTATCAAAGTTTATCAACGAATTTGATAGATAGATATACTCGTATGAAAACTCCACAATATAGTGGTGGATTGATAGAATCAGCGATGGCATATCAGCAAGTTCGTATTGATTTATTTAGAGATTATGATGGTATGGATAACGACCCAATCATCGCATCGGCATTAGATATTTATTCGGATGAATCCACAGTTAAAAATGAATTGGGAGATGTATTGAAAATTAATTGTGCAAATGAAAATACAAAACAAATTTTACATAATTTATTCTATGATATTATAAATATAGAGTTTAATTTATGGCCTTGGACAAGAAATTTAGTTAAATATGGTGATTTCTTTTTACAATTAGAAATATCACCTGAATTGGGTATTATAAATGTAATGCCTCTATCAGTATATGAAACATCTCGAATAGAAGGATTTGATGCACAAAACCCACAAAGAGTAAAATTTGTATATTCACCTTTTCAAAATCCAAATAGTGCTTTAGTAACGGCTTCTTCAAAAAGAGAATTTGAAAACTATGAAATAGCTCACTTCCGTTTATATTCAGATTCAAATTTTTTACCATATGGTAAATCTATGGTAGAAGGTGCTAGAAGAGTTTGGAAACAATTGATGTTAATGGAAGATGCGATGTTAATCCATCGTATTATGAGAGCTCCTGAAAAGAGAATCTTTAAAGTAGATGTTGGTAATATTCCACCAACCGAAGTTGATAACTATATGCAAAAAATTATCAATTCGTCTAAAAAAGTTCCTTTCTTAGACCAATCTACCGGAGAATATAATTTAAAATACAATATTCAAAACCTTATTGAAGATTATTATATGCCAGTTCGTGGTAGTGATAATGGTACTTCAATTGATACATTGAAAGGTTTGGAATATAATATGATTGAGGATATCAATTACTTAAAAGGTAAATTGATGGCAGCATTGAAGATTCCTAAAGCATTTTTAGGATACGAAGAAGATGTTAGCGGTAAAGCTACGTTAGCAGCTCAGGATATTCGTTTTGCAAAAACAATTGAAAGAATTCAAAAAGTATTAGTATCGGAATTAACTAAAATAGCAATTGTTCATTTGTATTCACAAGGATTAGATAATGAAGAAGAATTAGATTTTACTTTAGAGCTTACAATTCCATCTAAAATTTATGAGCAAGAGAAAGTTGAATTATATACATCAAAGATAGCATTAATTCAACAAATGCAACAAACTAAAATGTTCTCTAAAAAATGGATGTATGATGCTATTATGGATATGACACCGGAAGAGCAAGATGAATTAACAGTAGATGTTATTGAGGATACTAAGCAAACATTCCGTTTAACTTCAATTGAAACACAAGGAGTTGACCCGGCAAAAGAGACCGGAGCCGGAGAACCAACAAATGTTGAAGAAGAAATTCAAAAAATAAAAGCTGAATTAGCTGAAGAAGATAGAGTTGGTAGACCAAAAGATGATGTTAGGTATGGTAAAGATGACCACCACTTAGGAAGAGACCCGTTAGGAATTAAAGCTTTAAAACAAAAAACTCAAAGAGAATCCAAAGAAATATTTAAAGATATGTTAGGCAATAAAAAAACTATTTTGATGGAAGATTTGGATAAAAAGTAATATTCCACAATAAAAGTATATTTATATCAGAGAAATTAAATAATTAATGAAAAATATTAAGCACTCAAAATTTAAAAACACGGGATTTATTTTTGAATTGTTAGTTAGACAAATTACATCAGAAATAATGTCTGGCAAACAAAATTCAAAAGCTGAAAAAATATTGAAAGAATATTTTTCTGCTAAAAAAGAGCTTTCAAAAGA